AACACTAACCTCTGCGGCAGAAGTCGACAATTTCCCTCATCATTTCCGATCCGGTAGGTTTCCTCCGGATAGATTTGAAGAGGCAAAGTTGGTCTTCTTCCGCCTTGGCGTTTGTGTTACAACACGGTTCGGTTGCATCCACTGAATAGCTATACTCAGGGATGTCAAGGTCGGTGTCAGCCGAGTGGTCCCAGACGTTTGTATGCGTCCGGTAACCACATTGGTTAACGTAACCTTGATAGCCACCTTCGTTATCTGCTGCATTTGCAACAAACGAAATGTGAGGGAAGTCTCTCGTGAGAGAGGCCGCTCCAAACATCTCGCATGCATTTGCGTAGATAGCTTTGGTAAGCTCTCCGAACTGACTATCGGTCAAGTCGCCCGAATTTGACAGGGCAATTTTGATATCGATATTCATTTTAGCGTCTCCTCTATGAGGTAGGGAACCCAAGTTGTACGGGCTCCACGTGAAGTTAGCGGCTTCGTTCTGAAGCCGGTGATCCGACGTGGATCAACAGATAGAGCGGTACTACCGCTCTGCCTGAGTTCAATTGGCAGTCGCTCTGACCACCAGTCTAGCCCTCCCCAGGGGGAGGTCCTAGAAGGACCAAACTGGTTCTTGGTCAACAACCATAAAGTTAAGGAGGCATCCTCATCGGGACGCTTTATCCTTTTCATGATTGGTACCAGGCGATGCCTGGGCGAATCCCCGGTGACTAAAGCCGTGGGATCGTTTGTGCTAATCCCGCCTCTGAGGCGGGCCGGCACATAGGCTGCCCACTTCCTATGGAAACGCGCTAAAGCTGGGGTAAGAAAGAAACCCCAGCCGCGGCCGTCCCATTCGAGGACCTGATTTAAGATATTGATCAGGTCTGGAAGTGTTTGAACTTCCCTCCTTATGTAGAAGGGACTGACATCGAAGCCACCGTAATAGTGCTTACCGCAACTCTCCCGGAATAAACCGGAGGAGTGTGTCTTCTTCGAGTTCATAGTGAACCCAAAGTAGTCGAAGACACGCTGAAGCCGTCTAACGACAGCAACAGGTGCGATAATATCGTCACCATATACGGATATACGACCTTTGATACCCGAACGCTCACAAACCACGCGTGTTATCGCGTAGAATAGGAGGCTTTCAAGCTCAAATGTGAATCCGTTTCCCATAGTGGAAAACATCTCCAACTCGTGCAAAGTACCATCCGGTAGGATGGTGGTCTTCACACGAAGGTCGTCTAGAAGTGACCACCACTCGAATGGCAGAAGGTTGATAATCAACTGCCGAGTGATTGAATCACTTGCTGAAGAGAGATCAATCGTCGCTAAGTCTTCTGAGACCGCGCGACGAGCTAGATCCTGGTTAACGGTTTGGTCATTAAGATTCTGACTATCCCGATAACGTAGGAGTCTACGTCGGATGAAGTTACCGACGGATTTCTGCAACAGCACATTGATTTCGGGCTCTTTACAAGCCACTCGATCAATGTCTGACTTCTTTGGCACCGTAAATAGGGTCGAACTCTCGTTCAACGACAGAGTCTGACTACTTAAGCGTGTACCAGAGGCAAACGCGAGCCAGTGTGCTATCGCTGAGGATGAGAGTTCAGCCTCACCGGTTAGTTTCGCAATTGCGGCCGCAGGCGACCGACGTATGCGAGGACTCGCCCCATTCGTATGTATCCCATCACAAACAAACTTGGGATACCGAACGGGACCGAGTATTCTCGTAATTAAGGATCTCACCTCGTCACAGAGTGATCGGGAGTGTATCCAGCCAAGGTCAACGTCGTTAATGATAAGACGTTGGTTGGTCCGAGAATTTCTGGAATCAACCGACAACCACTTGTTGACGGCGTTCTCTCGCCTAACTTCAGCGGGGGTGGTATCTCGATCACAGTATTTCGAAAGGATCTCTCCTTTGAGGTACTGCGTCTTGAATTCACCCTTAATAAGGTCATCATCGAGAGCTTGTAACAGCTCTGCGACGAATTCCTTGCTAAAGTTATCCGGTAGAGAAACATCGAGGTTCTTCCCTCTATGATGTCCTCGTCTTGGCATAGTAAGTACTCCTTTTGGATATTTACTTGAAGCCACCGATTTACATCGGAAGCAGAGTGGATTGTGTCCCTTCGCAGGTCAGCTACCAAGCAGGATCTGGATGGTCGAAAAGATATCCTCGATTCGATCACCCTCGTCCATGAGCCCGTAGCCAGCCAGAAAAGGGAATATGATCACAATGACAATTGCCAGAATGATCATACCAATACTGCGGCCCCGAAGTGCGAAGAGCACCGTGGGGTTACGGAGTATCTTGGAGATCCAGGACTTCATTGTGAAGTCCTTACCAAATCTCCTCGAGCCCGGTCAGCGTGGAATCCACGACTGACTGAGAAGCGGCGAGAGCGTTGGCAAGCATGCCGACGATATTCTTCCGCTCCTGCAACGTCGACTGAGCGGAGAACGTGAAAGTCACGTCCCCGTAGTTGACGAATTGGCTCGTAACACGATCCACGCCGTTGATGGTCTCAGTGACCGCCTTCGGCACAGCGAGAGTCAGGCGAACCTTCTTCTTGGGTCCGTCGAACTTCCAGGAGATGTTCAGTTTACTGTCCACCTCGGGAACGACTCCAGTCTCTCGGAAGAGAGCCATGTTGCCGTTATCCCCAACAGGCACGAAGTCGTGACTGTCAGGGGTAGATTCACGGTCATCGACCGTGATTGTATTGCGAGCAGCCATGTGGCAACTCCTATATCGGATAACCTCCGACTAGGTCCTCATAAGAGGGTATAGCCCAAAAGGGCAGCCATGATGGCACCAGCACCCGTTAATCGGGAACTGGCTGGTCAACGTGTCAGCACAAGGCTCGCTAACGACGCTGTCCGAGATTTACCTAAATCAGCTATCCGAAGAAATGGAGGCTGACCAGTAAAGCTCAACAGTGGAACACGGTGCCAGTTGTTAAGCTGGGCCGTGAACGACGGCAAATTGCCCGCGTAGACGATCTCTGACGATCCTTTAGCTTCAAGCTCAAGGCGCCAGTCCGTCCATTTGGTGAGGTATCCCGACCGGAAAGTTGTTCCCATCGGGTGGGTTAAGGAAGCAATGAAGTTTCCTGCCCCCGTAAACCAATCAACGGCAAACGAAAGAGGAACGAGATCCCAGGCCAACTCAAGTGGGTTTGTTAGACCATACTGAGTTAGACTGTATAGGGTTGGGTTCGATATTTTGAACCTATACCCTACCTCGACACCTCTAGTCGAAGTCCAAACTTTGCGCGTGGCGACGAAGCCAGGCCAGAGGTTTGGCGGAGCCAACGGTTCATCGTCTTGTTTGACGGTGACCGAAAGCGCCGGTACATCACTCTGAATCCCATCTTGAATGGTTTTCAGCATGTTGTACACGTCACTCATCATAGGCTTTAGGCCATACTGGAGACTTAACCAGTAGGCTGCGGCGTTCTGAGAATGACTACCGTAGCTATGAATCTGAAGCTTTGGAGGCAGCACTTTACGCCCGGAGATCCGGGCAGCCGCGACCAAAGACCTATTCTTCAGACGAATAGCCTTGATTATCCTTAGAGCCAGAATGATCAAATCTGCAGCGAAGTTAGCGGTTTCCCGCATTTCGCCAAAGGTCTGACCGAGGTTGAGGTCCGAGCCGTTAATGACTCGAGCCCTCGCTCTATCAAGTGCCCTCGAAAGGGTGTAACCTGATATGACCGGCTCTTCTGGAATCGAACCAGCACTCTGGGTCCCGTAAAGGGGCAGCCACGAAGTGACCAGTGTCACATTCGACGCAGTTGCACTGCG